AATAATAATTTGTGAGATTCATATTCTTTCTTTTACCACCATAAAAATAATATATCTATTTTTATGAAATAGTCAATGTACCATTAGCTGTAAACTTAGCTATCTTATCACCACCTGGATGAGTTGATCCACAAAATGCACAACAAGGAGAACCACTAAATGTTAAAATACTTGGTCCTCTAATTACTACAATACCTGAACCTCCGTTACCAGCTTGTTGGGGTGTTGATCCACCTCCAGCTCCTCCACCACCACCTCCGGTATTAGCAGATGCGTTTGATCCTGCAGCACAAGTGTTTCCACCTGCAGCTCCACCACCAGATCCACCAGATCCTCCTGAAGTTGCGTCTCGTCCACCACCTCCACCACCTCCACCAGCGTATGAAGTATCAGGACCTAATATTGTATTTGGTGCACCTGCACCTCCGTTACCTCCGCTACTTCCAGGAGAAAAATTACCACCAACTGCAGTTGCTCCACCACCGCCACCACCAGCTTTACATTGACTTGTACAACCTCTACCACCACGATTTCCTTGAGGTGGACTTACAGGAGGTGTATTACCTGAACCTGCATTACAAACATTTGGAGAAGGTGTTCCACCTCCAGAACCTCCATCTCGTCCATGACCGCCACCTGCCTCTCCTCCTCCACCACCACCAGCAGATGTTATTGTCGAAGAAACTGCTATGGATGAAGCTGTTCCATCATCTCCTGGATTATTTGTTGGGCTAGCTGGTCCTTTAGCAGGTCCTCCTCCAGTTCCTCCACCACCAACTGTGATTGTAAAAGTACCTGCTGTTTCACTTCCTAAAGCTGATCCTCGTAATGGGGACGGCCCATAACCAGTAGCTCTATAACCACCAGCTCCTCCACCAGCTCCACCTTGTTCATTTCCACCACCTCCTGCTCCATAGCCTCCGCCGCCACCGCCAGCAACTACTAAATAATTTAGATCAACTCCTAAAAATTTTGAACCATCTGGAAAAAGACTGTTTGGATCTGATCTTTCTCTAAATAATGTTTTTAAATTCCATACACCACTTGCTTTGTTTAATTCTCTTACTACGACTATGCCTGAACCACCATTACCTGATGGACTAGTTGTTGCGGGTGTATCTTGACCACCGCCACCACCGCCACCTCCAGTGTTACAACCTCCTGCAGTCGCGTTTGTTGTTGAACAACCACAGCCACCATCACCACCACCGCCAGCTCCACCAGCTCCTTTGTTTCCTGTCCAAGCAGATCCACCACCACCGCCTGCATACGTTGTACATGATCCTGTTATATCAGAAGATTCTCCATCTCCACCAGCTCCACCATGTTGAGACGCTGGGGCTCCTGATCCAGCTGCACTAGCTCCACCGCCACCACCTGCTGCTACACGAGGGTGACAACTTATACCTCCAGGGTTTCCTTCGGGAGGTGTAAAACCTCCTGCATTTCCTGTTCCTCTGTTAGGAGGTCCAATAGGACTAGGCCAGTTACCAATACCACCTCCTGATCCACCAGGACTAGCAGCTGTAACTCCATCACCATTAGAAACTCCACCTTTTCCTCCTCCTGTTGAAGTTATTGGATTAGATGGAAAACCTGCGACTGAATTATTTCCATTGTTAGCGGCTGTTCCACCAGAACCACCTCCTCCAACTGTTACTGGGTAAGGTGTGCTACCACAAACTGAAATACAAGAAATATCTCTAAAACCTCCAGCTCCACCGCCACCACCATAATAGTTATCTCCAGGTTGACCATAACCTGAACCACCTCCAGCTACTACTAAAGTTCTAACTAATCTTGTTTTAGCTTGAGTGGTTACTGTTCCATTAGATGTTTTAGATGTAACTTTACACTTCCCAAAAGAAGTTACGTTTCTTTTACCAATAAGTCCACCATTAGATCTGGCCATTTAAGTCTCCTACTCGGACACCCAAGCTGAGCCATTCCAATTATAGACTGTTTTGGTTTCCGCGTCGTCGTTTGATTTAGTTGCTTCCCAACCTTTATTGTTGTCAGCATTATATTTTGTTTCGTTCCAACTAATTTGATAAATCCAAACAACAGGATCTTGACCATCATTAACTACTGATGGATATGTTACTGGTGCTTGCCAATCGTCACTTGAATCTAAAGCCCATGAAGCATAAGGTTGTGGTACTAAAAATTTATTTTTAGATGCATCATATCTATATCCAATACCTGCATATTGTTTTCTAAAATTGTTATTGTAAGAAGTTTGTTTAAATTCTGTATCTGGTTTATTAAAAAAGTTTTTACACCATGTTTCACCATCTACATGCATGTCGTTTTCTCCTAAAGGTCCAGCTGCTGTTTCTACATCATTAGCTACAACCGTAACTTGTTTTACTATTAAATGAGTATCAGAGGTAAAACCTGTTGGATCTGTTTTTGATTCTAGTTCTGCAAAATGTGCCATTTTATTTTCTCCTTAAAAGTTCATTTATAATTTAATTTTAACTTATAGTCAACGTAGCATCAGCTGTAAACTTAGCTATCTTATCACCGCCTGGATGTGTAGATAATGTTGTTGCTGCACAAGGGCTTCCTGCTAAAGTAAAACCAGCAGGGACTCTTACCACTACAATTCCTGAACCACCTACTCCTCTACATCCACTATACCAATTACCACCTCCACCACCACCAGTGTTAGCACCCCCAACAGTGCATGAACCACCTGGACTTCCTGCTGCACCGCCACCAGCTCCTGCAGAACCGCCTGAAGAACTACCTGCTCCTCCTCCACCGCCAGCATAAGATGTATCAGGTCCTAAAATTGTATTTGGAGCACCAGCTCCACCTGCTCCACCAGCTCCTGATGAGGCATTGCTTCCAGTAGCTGTAGCACCACCACCTCCACCTCCAGCGTTTGATGCGTTATTACCACCATTATTACCTTGAGGAGGATCTGTCGGAGGAGTATTACCTGCTCCACCTGTGCCATCAGATGGACCTCCACCACCTCCTGATCCACCATCCATACTAGAACCTGAACCAGCGTTACTACCTATACCACCACCAGCTGAAGTTATTGTTGAAAATACTGAATCGCTTCCTTTTGCTGCATTTCCTCCACCACCTATTGTAACTGAATAACACCCTAATCTTAAAGTTAATGCCGATCCTCGTAAAGGAGATGGGCCAAAACCAGTAGCTCTATAACCACCAGCTCCTCCACCGCCGCCTCCACCTGCAGCTCCACCACCAGCAACTACTAAATAATTTACTGTTGCTCTTCTAGTTATCCAAGTGTTATTACTAATGTTGTCAAAGTGATCATGAATATTCCATACTGCAGATGCACATTTTGGAGTTGATTCTGAAATTACTACTATACCTGAACCACCTGCACTAGCATTATTAGGAGCGCCTGGGCCATAAGAGCCGCCGCCACCACCTCCAGTATTATCACCTCCAGCAGTAGAAGCTCTAGCATTAGGATGTGATGGTCCTGTATTTCCTCCTAAAACTCCACCATTACCTCCACCACCTGGTCCACCTGAACCAGATGTTCCAGTCCCAGAACTTCCGCCACCACCACCTCCAGCGTACGTTACTGAACTTCCTGTAATATCATTTGCTGTTCCATTGCCACCAACTCCACCGTCAGCGTTTCCAGCGGCTCCACCATTTCCTGATGAACCACCTCCACCACCTCCTGATTCTGTGTAAGCCCCATTATTACTACCAGCTGCACCATTATTTCCTTGAGGAGGACTTGTTGGAGGAGTGTTTCCATTTGCTGCATCATTATTGTAACTACCTCCGCCGCCTGAACCTCCTGCGTTTGCAGCGCCACTACCATCAGCTCCCGCACCGCCGCCTGTAGAAGTTAAAACTCCACATATAACTGAATTACCTCCACTAGTGTCTACACTTCCACCTCCACCTACGGTGACTGGTATGGCTGCATTAGGCATAACAACACAAGTAGCTGTTCTATATCCACCTGCACCGCCGCCACCACATCCACAGTTTTGACCACCTCCTCCACCGCCACCAGCAACAACCATTATTTCTGGTACTGTTGTTGTGCAGTTTTGTTTTTGAAAAGTTCCGTTTGCTGTAAATGATGTGACTTTAGTAGATGGTGAACATACTACTTTGTTTGGTCCAATTATACCGCCATTTCTGCCCGCCATAATTTAAACCTCCTACGCGTCGTCTAGTTCTTCATACGATATGAAATAAGTTAAATCACTGTTAGCACTTGCTGTAACAGCTAATTGATCTGTTTCGTCTAAATAAATTGGATTTTCTAAAAAACTTAATGTTGCATCCGCTGGAACAGAAATTGTACTTGCAATTTTAACATAGTTAGAACCGTTATCGACACTAACTTCTAATGTTATATCTGCTGCATTTGTTCCATCAATGTTAGCAATAAGTATTGTATTTATTTTTGCAACTTTATCAGCAGATACATCGACTGCAACTGCTCTTGAAGTAGTTACTGCTCCTGTTGCATTTTTAGCATTAATTGTTGCTACGTTTACTATATTTGGTGTTGCCATATTATTCTCCTTTTATCCGAATACGATTGCCATTGCAATAGCTTTTCCAACCGATGCAAAATTAGCGTTAGAATTGATATATGTTGTTAAATCTGAAGCTGCTACTTGAACCATGGTGCCATTGTCATTAACCACAAATCTATCTGCATCTACCAAAGTTGTAGAGGTAGCCGATGTTCCACCATCTACAATATTAAGCTCTGCTGCTGTAGAATCTACAGCTGCTAATTTGGTTAAGTCTGCTTGCACCAGTCCAGAAACACCGTCAAGCAAATTAAGTTCTGCTGCTGTAGATGTTACTGCTGTTGAGTTTAAAACTAATTTACCATCACCTATTGTAACTTTGTCATTAAATGCAGCAGATCCAGCATCTGACATATCTAAAGTTAAAGCTGTAATAGCAGAACCATTATCATCACCTTTAAATATAATATCTTTATCTTGAACACTTGCAGTAATTACTGCATCACTTGAACTATTACTAATATCAAGAATTGAAGTTCCGCCAGATTTAAATGTTACATTATTACCAGCTGCATCTAGTATAATGTCAGCCGCGGCATCAACTGTTAGATTATTTGCACTAATAGTTAAATCAGTTCCATCACCTTCGATTTTTTCAGAATCTCCACCAAATACAATACCAACATTATTTGGAATATGCACATCTGATGTAGCTGTTAAATTTAATTTAGCACTCGATGCTATTGTTAAATCAGTGCCGTCACCTTCAATTTTTTCTCCATCATCACCAAATGTTAAACCAACATTAGCTGGTATATT